TAATCCGGTAAATCTAAACGTCCACGAAGCCTAGCCAGTGGATAAGAGTAAATGGGGATACTCAAGGGTTGAAGAACTCTTAAAAAATTTATATACTTTTATATAGATTTACTACCCAGATCATATTTAGATGATTTAGATTTTATTGAGGTTGAAACACCAATACTCAGCACAAAAGTAGGTGGTGCGAATGCTAAACCATTTATTACTCATCACAATGATCTCAAAAAAGAAATGTTTTTACGAATTGCACCAGAACTATATTTGAAACAGTTGGTTATCGGTGGAATGGATCGTGTATATGAAATAGGAAAACAGTTCAGAAATGAATCACTAGATAATATTCATCGCTGTGAATTTACCCCAATCGAGTTGTATCGGGCATATGCCGATTATACTGATATGATTACCATGGTTGAACATATTTTTTCAAAATTGGTAATACTTATTAATGGATCACCTATTTTAAAATATGATATTTATGATCATAATACCAAAACAAAAAAATCAATTGAAATAAATTTTGCCACTCCGTTTCAGCGTTTAGACGTTATTACCGATTTAGAAAAAATTGGTGGTTTCAAGTTTCCAGAAGAGATTTTGGAAGATTTATCCAGTGAAAATGCTAGACAATATTTAATCGATATTTGCGAAAAAAGAAATATTGTTTGTTCCGAACCACGAACAACCGCGAGATTATTTGATAAACTCATCGGAGAATACTTGGAACCATTGTGCATAAATCCAACTTTAATTATGCGACATCCTCAAATAATGAGCCCATTGGCAAAATATGATAGAAATAATAAAATATTAACAGAACGATTCGAACTTTTTATTGTCGGCAATGAATATGCGAATGCTTACACCGAATTAAATGATCCATTTGTTCAAAAAAATTGTTTTGATAAACAAGCAAAAGATAAAGCAATGGGAGATACTGAAGCACAGTGTGTGGATGATGATTATGTCAAGGCTTTGGAATATGGATTACCACCGACTGGAGGTCTTGGAATTGGTATTGATAGATTAATGATGTTATTAACTAACCAATCGTGCATCAAAGAAGTTATTACATTTGGGACTCAATAGTGCAACTTTTGCGCAGCAAAATGCACACGACTTTTTTGATAAAAAAATTGATAAATAATCTATATGCATAATGCATCATATGTATCTGATATTATAAGCCCGTATATAAGGACAATACAACAAACCAAACCCCGAAAAATGTTAGCCTTGTGCGATAAATATTTTCTTAGGAATAGGTTTGTTTTTGGATCAAATGAAAGTAATAAAAAAAAAAATTACACAAATAAATGCGTCAAAACCAAACACAGGAAAATAGAATGTGACAAATTTTTTTCTTTATCCGGTTTTACCCGTAATTCCCAATTGGAATATATAGTATTGGATAAGATGGATAATCCAATGTGTACCGCCACTATTTATTCCAGTAAAATATGGGATATGGGGTATATTCACTTGTGTCACGATAGTGAAGAAGATTTTTCAATGTTCATATTAACAGACAAACGAAATCTTAATTATGTAATAACTGGTATTGTAAATAAGCAACCATTTATTATTGCCCCAAAATTCACTTACATTGGCACCAGTGTTTGCTCTAAATACGAAAATTATTTAGAGGAATTGGGCAAAAATCCAAAAATAACCGAAATTTATGCTACTTTATGGTTGTTTTATCATGATTTCCCAAATAATAATTATCACTAAATTTATTCAATAATTATGTTATCACTAACAGAGATATTAATTTGTCATTAAAAATAACAACAAATTAATAAAATATTAGTGTTACAATATAAATATATTTTAGTACCAATTATTATCATGGAAATAATAAATTTAATTAAAAAAATAGCTTGTTCTAATTTTTGTATTCAAAAAACTAATAACCAAAATCCATTAATACCATTAATTTATATAGGTGGTCCAACCGATGCACATATTTATCATATGATACAAAATAATTATCAATCCCAAAATTATTATGATATCATGTTAGAAGCTGCTTCTAAAGGTGATATTGTTTGCATTAATTGGCTTATTTCGCAAAATATTAACATACATTATCAGCAAGAAGAAGCACTCAAAATAGCATGTTTAAATAATCATGTTGAAATTGTAAAATTATTATTACTACATGGTGCAAATCCAACAATTAATAAATGTGATATTTTATTGAAATGTATTCAATTGGCCCACAATAAAATTATTAAATTAATTTTAATTTACGGTTATGTTTTTGATAATATTTATAAACAATTATTATCTGAAGCGATAATCCACGATAATCATAAAGCTGTCGAATTATTAATAACATATTGGAACAAATTTTCGTTAAATGGATTTAAAATGACAAATACCGAATTACTGGAAATATTAAACAATTGTTTGTTATCCGCACCGGCTGTATCAAAAAGCACAAATATTTTAAAAACATATATTAGTTCGATTGAAAATACTAAATAAAAACATTATTTATTTTGTGTGGGAGTTATTTGTGCGAAATATTCCACGAATGATCCAGTTTTCCAGATATTATTTTTATTGGATATCATAATTAATTATTCATTTGTATAGCATTTTTTAGATTAAAATATTTCGTTTTGTATTTTAAATATTTTTGGTACGATGATAGTTTATTTTTTTTTTGGTAATCAATTGTTTTTCTTTGTTGGATTATTCTAGAATTTTGTACTATTAGTGGAACAGGCATTATATTTTTAATCATATTTTTTGCCATGGAATTATTTTCGATAGATGCACTAATAATTATTTTTTGATATTTATCCCATAAATCAGTTTTTTTACGACTTAGTTTTACCAGGAATTGGTCAGCCGATAAATTTTTAATATGATTAGGAAAAACAGATATCCAATAATAAATATCCACATGTCTTTCATCCATCGGCAAAGATTCATGGGATTTGTATCTGATTGCTCGACCAATTACCTGGTTAATTCGGCTATCGTGCCAGTGGGGCTCCATGATATGAATTTGTCTAGTATTTTTTAGATCCAAACTTTCTGATCCAGCGGAAGAAATAAGGAGAACTTTGTACATACCATTATTATAATTGTTAACAATAATATTAAGTCTCTCATTTGTAGTAAATCCACTGATTGTTTTATAACTGATTTTATTAAGTTCAAGAAGTACAGCCATTGTGTAAATACCATTTTTCAAAAAATTAGAATAAACAATAATTGGATATGGACCTTCTACTATTTTTTCATATATTTCTTTTATTTTTGGACTAGTTGGCGAATTTTTTACAGTATTAGATAATTGTCTTGTTGCATTGAGAAAGAAATTCTTTTTTTTATTTGGCAATAACCCATAATCAATATTCAAAATATCAACACCACTAACAATATCTTTATCCTCATAAATAATTTTTTTAATGTAATAAATATATTCGTCTATTTGTTCATGGCTCATTTCAATCTCAATATTATGTGTATCGGTACTCGGATAATTTTCAGTATCATTAATTTTGTAGTATGATACTGTATCTTTTATTTTGTCAAATAAAAATTGTTCATTAATAAGCACCATCTTTTCTTCATCATAAAATAATTGGTCAAATAGTTTTCTTTCAGTTGGTAAGACATCTTCGCCTTTAATAATATTAACCAAAACGGATAAATCATTTAAATAGTTGACAACGGGTGTTGCCGTCAAAAGAATAATTTTGGAAGCTAATGAAAGCGCACTTGCTATATATAAATTGTACATATTTTCATTTCGTAAATTGTGTGCTTCATCCACTATAACTGATTTATTTTTGAAAATAGTAATATTTGTTTCCAAAATTTTTTTAATTTTAGTGTATGTATAAAATGAAAATCGTGTTTGATCCATTTCTGTTTTTAGAATACTATCAGCAAAAGCTTTTTTGGAACTTTTGGGTCCAATAATAATAACATCGTATTTGAATTGGTAAACAGCGTACAATGCCGTATAAGTTTTACCAGCGCCTGGCGAAAAATATAATAATATGGCACGATTATATTTCATAAATTCGACAGGAATTTTTTGGTATGGTTTTAATTCTATCATTATATTATAAATTGATAAAATCCTAATTATTAGGATTTTATTAATAATTTAACTAGTGTCCAAATATACATTTTTTCATTTCAATTGGAAGTTTTTCGGATAATTCGATTGCTGGTCCAAAATCACCACGATTCACGAACAATTTAACTTGTTGTAGCGGAACATTTGTGCCGTTAACAAACGTAATATAATAGATACCGGATTCAACATTTATTTCCCCAACTATTGTCACAGTGTTTCTATTTCGATATTCTTTGATGTAAATTCTCCTAAGGTACCCAATAAGTTTATCATTGGTATTTTTATTGTACCAAGCACGCATCGAACCCTGATCGGTGTCACGATAATATTGCCGAACAGTATATATTTCGGGACGAAATTGAATTATGTAATCACCTACAATTGGTTCCATTTTTTTTACAATATTCTCATCGTCCACTTTATAACCAACATACACGATTTTATCCATAATTTTTATATATTCTGCAAATACTATTTATAACTTGGTAATTTATAATTCAATTTTTGGCGAATTAAAGTGGTTCCAAAAAAGAACCATCCAATATAACTGTTCCGGGTATTTTAATGGAAGAATCAAATCCATAATGAAATACAAATGCACCCATACCAAATATATTATTGTATTTATCGGCTTGTTTATGCAATGATTTAATTATGAATGGAACATCAACCAGAATATAATTTTTGGCGTCCATCCATCTTATCTTATATTTTTCTCCATGCAAATTTAATGTAATCGGCTCATCAAATAATATATCTGGTGTTACAGTATAATCACCATCTAATCGAATATCCTCTTCTGTTCTAAATGTCAAATTATTATTTTGCAGATGTTTTTCCAATACGTGTTCAAATTCCATCGATCGCCTTGTTATTTCTATTTCACTTGCATGAATTGTTTCTCTTATTTTACCAATGTACTTAATATTATCTGTTGATAATTTTGCAAATTCTGGCATTTTACTTACGATTTTTAACACAAAATTAAAAGGTAACCTTAGTATTTTAAAATAGTTTCTAATTTTTAATTCGGATTCTGATGGCGTTGTTTTTAAAAGGCTTGTCACCAATTTTATAAAATTATTTTTTATTGTATTCATTTTTGTTCCAAAAAATTTACTGGCATTTATTTCTTTTTGAATTTTTATGGTATTTCGTAAACAAACCATTTCGTATGGTGGAAGTTTATTGATTTTGGCATATACCATTAATTTTTGTTTTTCTTTTCCGTATAATGGTAGCAAACCATTCATGTTGGTTTCTACAAAACGCATTCTTTCTAAAATGATATCGTGATTGTATATTTTTTTATTATGCCATACTATATTTTGGGACATGTGTATATATATTACATGGGATATTTTTAGTGATGATGATTTTGAATTAATTCTATGACAGCATATAATATTGCAATATTAGTACCAATGTGATCCGATCTAATTGTTAGGTCATTTTTTATTTTATCATAATAAATAGAATTATCCAATTTTATAATATCGCAAAGTAAATCATCCGGAATGTCAATATTTGTAACAGTGGATAAAAAATATTTTTGTGCTGGATTAGCAATATTTGTTGGTTCATCCGCTAAAACTATTTTATCTAAAATACCTTTATTAAACCATATTGCTGCACCATCTTGTTTATTACGAACAACATCCGGATAACCAAAATTAGAAACTAATAGCTGATACTGTATTTTTGCTTCCGGGTTTGTAAAGTTCGCTGCTCCACCGGCAAACTTTACCTGCTCCCTTGGAGGCAAGGTATTTGCAATCGGGGCAAAATAACTTATTTGTGGTTCATTTTTCCAAGCAAATATAATAATAAGAATAATAATTATTACAACGATCCAAAAAATAAATGAGTGAGACATTTAGTATATAATTATAGATAATATAATTTATAGTATTAACTACAAATATCATGATAATATTATTGTATGATGTTATAATAATATTATGTCGTTATATTCATTGACTTTAGAAAATATATACACCAAATTACCAGAAACAATAATTGATGATCTAAGAATGAGAACTATCAATAAATATTTTGGACGCGATTCAAAAAAAGTTAAAATAATTGTTGGGATTGATGTATCAGGATTATCTAAAATAACACCATACGATATATATAGTTTGTTTTATAAAACAGTGCCGGATCTATTTACCAATAGCAAAAATGTGGACGAATATAACCTCTTCAAAAATACCCCAAGATACTATCCAAATGAAATAGACGTGGTGTCAGTGATTGATGAATATTTTTGTTCAAAACATATTTTTGATAAGAATCAAAATAAATATTTTAATTTTGATAAATTTTTGAAAAAAAATACCTGGTGTAAAATTAGTCAAAAAATGCATGACGCCATAACAGATGATGAATTACGTAAATTTTTTACTTTTTGTGAGGTTCGTGAAGATAGTAATATTATTGAAACAAATCAGGGACCAATTATTTCTTTTGTTGATCCGGATTATTGTGTCCAAAAAATGTACAAAATTTCGGAATATAAATGTGGAGCAATATCAAATTTTTATTGTAATGCTTAAAACAAAGTTTCCAGCATAACCTGCTCCTCCAGAGACAAGGCAATATTTAAAAAAAATTGATTACTGAATTAATATTATTAATGTATTAACACTAACAATATTAATTATTATGATGTCACTTTATTCTCTAACATTGGATAACGTATGCCAAAAATTACCAGAAGCAATTATTGAAGATTTAAAAAAGAAAGTCATTAATGAAAATTATAAACCCGATGCCAAAATTCTTAAAATAATAGTTGGAATTGATAACCATAATTTATTAACACAAACCGGCCATACTAGTTATTATTGGTTTTATAAAATTTTGCCAGATTTATTTGATATGTATCAAGTTAACCATAATAATCGTGAACCACTAATACAACAGGCTAAAAATAACACGAGTGACGATCCTATTGTGGTATTATCTTATGGTTCATTTATTTTTGATAAAAATAAGGATAAATTATTTAATTTTTGGAAATTCTTGCACAGAAATTTTTGGCACGAAATTAGTCAAAAATTTTACGAAAGAATGCCAGCCGAAATTAGCAGTTATTATATTTTCAAGGATTTTCGGGAGGATTTGGGCATTATGGAAACTAGTGATAGATTGATTGTTATTTGGCAAATGCCCGAATATGGTGGAGATAATTTTTGTTCGGTCGAACAATTTAAATTACAAGAAATGAGGAGTATACTTATATAAGAGTAACCATCGAGAATTCCCAGTTGCCATTAATATTAATAAGCTCATCATAAATAAAATTTTTGTTTGCTAATTCTTTACGTTTATAATTATAATAAACAGCCGAATCTTTATTTATTTGTCCTTCTATTTCTTTTTTGGAAAAAACAGGAATCATTTTTTTTGCTGTTAAATGCTGGTGACTCCGTTTAAGTGCTTCTATTAATCTCTTATTAACGTCTACATCAGTAATTCGAGATAATTGCGGTGCCCTGGATATATTAACCATTTTATAAAAGAAAGTATTGGCATTACTATCAGCCTTCTTTAGTAAATTAAGCCTAATGCCGTATTTATTTGCCCATGCTTTTTGATCAGAAACCTTTTTAAATTCTTGAAATATTTTTAGGAAAGTAAAATGGTCACCTTTTTTTTGCACCAATTGTTTAATTAAATTTTTGGCAGCCGGTTTTGCACACCCTGATTCGCATATAGTATCAGCTTTATAAAATAGATTTGTTAATTTTCCTTTTAGGGCATCAGCCATTCCTATAATAATACTAGCTTCTCGTGCACAATGCATTTGGAATGCGTAAATTAAAAATAGTGTTCGATTGATAGGAGTCGAACTAAATTGAACAATATCATATCCTATTTTTGTTATTTTATCATCAGAACCAATGATTGTGTACAAATTATATATTTCTAATGCCACATCCACATATGGTTTTTTTGGTGGATCCATTAGTTGTTCAAGCATTTTCTGTCCTTCTGTTAAAGTTTTGGATTCAGATAGTAATATAATTTTAAGAATGTCCATTGTAATATCTTGTTTCAAAATATCTGGTGTTGGATAATCGGCCAAAGAATTGAATTGGTCCTTTGTTAACAAATGGTAACAAACACCTGGTTCAGTCCTACCAACGCGTCCGCGCCTTTGTATAGCCTGTGCTTTTGTAATGAGTCTTTTTTCTAAATATTCTCCATAGGCATCCGGATCAAAATAGCTGTACAATTCATAACCGGAATCAATAACATATGTCAAACCATCAATCGTTAGAGATGATTCAGCAACATTGGTAGCCATAACTAATTTTTGGTCATAATTACCCAGTTCAAGGAATTTGTCTCGTGTTTCGGCATAAATTTTCAGATTTTGGTCCATATCCGCATAAACTTCAATACAGTATACTTTTGGATATTTAGGTCTGATATTTCGGCATAATTGGAGTGCTTCATTACTAGTAGTAATAAAAAATAGCATATCCTTTTTAATTCCCTTATTAACCAAATCTTCTATCAAATTTAAACCGTCAATCATAAATGATTTAGATGGATTGTCCAAAAAATTCACTTTAATATCGTAATTTGTTTGGCCACTAATATTAATAATTTTACTATCGATGCCAGAAAAATATCTTTGATACTTGGCTCCATCAATCGTCGCACTCATAATAATCACACGCAAATCTGGCCTTTTTCCCGATTGTAAAATATTTTTGAGAAATAACAATAACATGTCTATTTGCACACGACGCTCATGACTTTCGTCTATGATAATAACCTTGTATTCTGTAAGCGAAGGATCACTAATGAATTTTTGTACTAGAAAACCATCAGTCATGTAGACGATTTTATTTTCTGGACTATATAATTTTCGATCGGAGCCCTTAAATATATATCCCACGTCCGTACCTAAATCCACATCTAAAGTTTTAGCCGAAAATGTAGCAGCTGATAAAGTTACCACACGTTTAGGTAGTGTTACTGCTATTTTTCCTTGATAACCTGTATAATGGAGAGCGAATTTTGGGATCAGGACCGTTTTCCCCCCTCCGGTTTCGCTGATGATAAATAATAATTGGTACTTATCTATCGCTTTTAAGACTTCTTCCGCTTTACCAAAAGATGATAAAGACGACCAGAACTTCGCTAAATCCTTGTATTCCTGGCTATATTCTGCACCATTAAGTGGATTTAAATTTTTTCCCTCCGGATCCAATATACCGATTTTTGTATTAAAATCCAATTTATCAGTCATGTGTATATTATTAAATTATATTATTGTTAATATATTTAGCAATAATATTATTTTTTATTAAATGTTTTTCTTTTCTTGGTAAACGATTTATTTAACCCATCGATTTTATCTAAATCATTATCCAACAAAGCAATCATTGATTTTTTAGCGATATCCATTATTTTATCAGAATATTTTTTATCAAATGCTCTTCTTTTTTTGACAGATAATTTATTTAATTCATCAATTTTATCTAAATCATTATCCAACAAAGCAATCATTGATTTTTTGGAAATATCCATTATTTGATCAGAATATTTTTTTTGGTATGGTGTTTTTAATATTTTTTTCCATTTATATATATCTTTATCTGTCCATACAAAATTTAATTTATAATGTTCATTGGGATGATTATCTAGTATATATAAATCTCTTCTCCTGGCTGCATTAATTTCAATCATATCACGATCGACATATTTACGTTTACCATTAAAGCAAACATTTGAACTCCATCCTTTTAATTTATCCAAATGCAATCCAAAATATTTGGATGCAGTATTTTTTCTCTTGATTTTATTTCTGGCATTTTTAGTTGCATCAGAAATTCTTAAATTAGACCTAGTATTATTGGAACGATTATTATCAATGTGATCAACATATATTTTGGAATCATTTACGTCCATTAAATATCTGTGTAATCTAGTATCCTTACCATTTACATATCCAATAACATATCCTCTTTTACTAACAGACCATGAATAATATTTAATTTTGTCATAATCTTTTTTATCGATAAATACTTTTTTATTTTTAAAATTATCATTTATTAATTTTATTTTGTGATTATCTATTATTTCGTATGTAGTTTTAATAGTATTTGGGTTATAACTTGGATGATCATCCGGAAAATTTAATTTTCGATGTGGTATATTATTTTTGACTATATAATCATCCCACATTTTTGCGCAAGTTACCAAATCTTTTGTACTGCCAATACGAAAATTTTTTTTATTAACTTTTGTAACCGCTTCATATCTATTTCTTCTTTT